GTAAGTTACCAACGTCAATGTAAAAAATGCGGCGTTCTGGTGCGCGTGAGATACGATAGATTACAATCGCATCTTCAATCATACGCAACTGATTCAGTGGTTTGATTGCTTTATGTAGATATGAAATAACAAAAGTATTCTTTGCATCCATCAGACCCGAATTAATATTGATAATTGAGTCTGGTGCAATACGAATACCTTGCCCCACATTTGATGTAAATGTTTGCGTGGTTGTACCACGATCATTGAAAACATAGTATTCAGCAACCGATACAACAATCATTGCACCTGTTTTAGGATCACGATCTTTCTTAATCTCACGTACTTTACGAATCTTACGTGGATCAATGTATCTAAGTTCTTGAATACCTTCTTTAGGATTCTTGTCATTGACAACGATATGATAAAACATACGCCCATCAATGTACCAACGCTTGAATAAATCATCAGCCAAATTACTGAAATTTAACATTTTTATTACATTGTTAAATTCTTCCGCAATTTTTTTCTTGATTGAGTCTGGTTGTTTCAGATTATCTAGAACAATGTCAACAACCTTACCTTGATCATCGTGTGTGATAGCTTCATTGACGATTTCATCAATAGCCATTTGACACTCAGGGTGATTGGACATCTCACGATAGCGTGTGATGAGTTCAATTTCATTACGAACTGAACCCTCTAAATCAACATAGGTACCGTAATACGCATTTTGCGTAACGGTAACTGCACCATCGTCAACGGTTGCAGAAGGCAAAGCAAAGGATGCCTGTTCGGGTTTTTCAGCCTTGACGACATCCTTTGAGCCTATAGTAAAGCCAAAAAGTTTAATTGCCATTAAAAATCATCCTATATTAAAAAGTAGGGCAAATGCCCTACTCTTAGACCACACCGTCTGCAACTGCTTCCCACCACTGATAGGTCAGCGTTACAGAAAACTCTTCAATTGTATCATTTGAACCCCAATCAACATCAATTGGTGTGATGTCGGATGGGAACATACCAACAAATTTATATTTCTTGATTGAATTGCCTGATTTACCAAACTGTGTAACTTCACCATCAACTGTGTAGCCTAGTGGTGTAGTTGCAATTGGATTACGAACGTTCAGATTATGGCTGTTAATGCCATTCATCCAACGCTCAAATGCATTGCGTACAACAAAGTCTTCATCGTTGATAATTGTTACTGTCCAGTCAGCAAAAGTACGATTGCCCACAAACTTGAGTTCACGACCGAAGTATTGAACAGGCACAACACCCAGAGTTGAGCCTGGAAGTTGTGCTGTCTTACACATGAATGTCATTTTTGTTTGTGCATTTCCTGGTGCTGAGAATCCAGGAAACGGCATCGACACCTCAAATAGATTTGGGCGGGCACCGTCACCTTGTAATTGTGAACGGAACTGATTTACATTGAATGCCATTTATTTTTCTCCTGTTTCTCTTTTATTTAAGCTGCCCCTACCACTTCATTGAAACTTACACCTGTTCTTACCGCAACAAAGTTAAGTTGAATGAAGTTGATGGAACGAGCAGGTTTAATGTAAATATCACCAACAAATTCATTACGGTCAATAACTTCTCCTGTGTTGTTTGTTTCGTCGCAGACTACACGGAAATCTGTAATACCACGGCGACCTTGAACATCACGCAGGTAAGGCTCAACTAAAGCACCAAACTGTGCGCGTGTGAACTGATCATTAAATTCAAACAGAGAGAAACGCGCTGCACGTGCAATTGCTTTTTCAAGTACAATAAACAAACGACGAACATTGATGCGATCAAATGCGCTTGGTTTGCTCAACATTGTCTTATCACCGAAAAGAACTGTACCTTCGCCAGGGAAAGAAACAACTGGATTAACACCAACTGAATACAGAGAATCGCGTTCTGACTTTAATGGATTCCAAGAAAGTTTAACAACATTTTTAATTTGACCGCGATTTAGACCACCTGGAGAGAACCAAGGATCACGTTCATTGTCTGTACGAACACAGAGACCAGCAATATCTGCGTTCAATGGAATCCAACGATACACATCATTATACTTATCGTACTGATATTTGTATCCAGAATCCAATACAGCGTATGAAGATGATGTTAAACCATTTCTAAATGAGGTGATTGCAGTAACTTCACTACCAGCATTGTCAACAACAGATGTTTTAGTTGGTGATACAAATGCAACGCAATCTTTACGTGTCAATGCGATATTATCAATGACATAACCTGCAATCGTTGAATCACCTTTACCTGTTACACACAAAGAAATATCAACTGATTCTGCATTCTTAAACAAGTCCCAACCAGTTGTGATCTGCGATGTGCTAACTGTACCATCAGCACCACCAGACAGAGAGTATGTGATGTTTGCGGTTGTATTTGAGAAGTTAGATGCATTTGCTGTTGAACCCCATACAGTTCCAACAGCAGTGTTTTGTACTGGGTGAGATAACCACCAAACATACCTTGACTTTGATTGAATTACATTTTTATAGTAATTTGAATTACCTGAATCATCTCTTGCATCAGACGCTTTTGAAATAAAAGGGAATTTTTCAAGAACTTCACCTCTAGTTCCTGTAAATAAACCGTCTTCGTCAACAACGACAACGTGCATTTCATCAAACGCACCGCCTTTAGATGTTACATAACTTGAATTTGATGGAGCAGAAGTGAACTGTGATGCATAAGCCCATCCCGTGTATGATGCTGCGTCAGCAACAGAAACTCTGAGTGAATTGCCTAATGCACCTGGCCAACGTGCAGCAAATCCGTTCCAAGAGTTTGCAGAATAACCAGTATGATTTTCTTCATAGTCATCTGCATTTCTGATTAATAGTGCTGCACCGTTTGCGGTTGCATTTACTGTGGATGTACTGTTAAATGCACGAACAACTTTGAGATTGTTGCCATATGCTAAAAAATTCGCGGCAGAGAACCAATATTCATAATTATTATTGTCTGGTTTACCGAATGCGTCCGCTAAACGAACTTCATCGGACATATTTGTAACTTCACCACATGGTCCCCAAGCAAAAGGTCCTACAAAAGCGCCAGTAGAAGTGGCAACTGAAGGAATAACTGTAGTCAGGTCAATCTCTGATACATTCACTCCAGGTGATAATTGAAATGCCATTGGATTTCTCCTTTTATTGTTGGGTCAATATTCTTTTTATTGTCTATTTAGTTTTTTATAAACTTGATGATAAATATCCCGCAGGAGGCTCCCACATGTCTCCGTCTTCAACCTCCAACTCTCTACGCAGCCCATCCTCAATAAAACCAAAAGGCAACATACTTTCTTCTCCAATTAAATTTTGTTCCTCTAGCATGATCTTTCGTATGTCAATTCTGGTTTCATCTTTGAAGAATGTCTGCGCTGTTAACCATGCATAAAGCACCAACCCCATGACAATATCATCATTGTTACCTTCTTCTGCGGCATAAGTGTCTTTTGTCCTGACAAAAGTATTCAGTTCCGCAATCGTGTCAAAATCGTTGATGATTAACTTGTCATTTTCAATCAGTGTCTTGAGGTTGGCACAACCAATCTTTTTGACAGATTTAGTTGTTTTAACACCGAAAGCAACTGAACGTTTGAAGCCAGCGGAGATGCTTTGACCTTTGATGTGATGGTGCTCCAACTTGTAGATATTCTCATATTCTAAATCATAGTGTAGAATGTCTACAACCTGCTGTCCTACATTGTTAGTTTCAATCAATACATAGGCTTGATTGTAACGGTTTGCTAGTGCATAGATGACTGTGGGTAAGAATAACAAAGGTAGTTTGTTATTACGATATCTTGCAACTTGTTTATACGGTGCTTCTGTCGCATCAAGAACGTTGATAGTGTGATAGTCCATACCAACACCTTCGGAACAATCTACCGTAGCAATGTATATTCTACCTGGTCTTGGGTCTTCATATACAAATAGATGACCATCATCTTCAACACGGAAAGGATCATAAAACGCAAGTGAACGTAGTTTAGAACCAGAGATAAGTGTCGCAGAAGAGCCAATAAACTCTGTTTCAAACTCTTGACGAAACTGTTCTTCAGAAGTGTTCCGTATTGTTTCTTCTTTCCACTTTTCATCACGTCCCGGCACCATTGACCAGTGGATTTCTAGTGTCTTATAAAGTGAACGACTTTCAATTGCATCTGTCCACATTTTGTAAAACAAATTCAATCCATTCGGTGTAGAGACAATAATTACCTTTGATGTTTTACCAGATGAGATAACAGGGTAAGTAGAAGTAAAGAAATCCACTGCCATGTTATGAGGCACGAACGCAAATTCATCAAGAAAAATTAAATTGTATGAACCACCTCGGACACCGGCTGCTGATGTTGCGTATGCATAAATCTTTGAACCGTTTTCTAATTCAATTGAACGTTTGTTCCAGTTGATGATACCTTGTTGAAGCCACATAGGTAAATGCTCATATGCTTTTTGTATCTTAGCCAGAATGTCTTGTGCAAGTTGAAGTTTGTTTGCAAGAATACCAATCACAAACTCTTCATTAAACAATGCAGACCAAAGCATATACCCGACAGTCGTGGTTGTTTTACCAACCTGTCGTGGCATTTTAGCAATGACAAAACGATTGCTGTGAAATTGTGTGACCATATCTTCTTGAAATGGCCACATATCAAAAGGAACAAGACCTTTATCTACGTTGACAATCTTAACGTAGTTACGAATAAAATACACAGGGTCTTCAGTGCATTTTACAATTT